GGAACGTCCACTTATTGTCCTTCAGGAAGTTTTGATGTCTCAGGTTCAACTAGGTTTGGAAACTTAAGCACCGACAATCATATCTTTACCGGAAGCGCTGATATTAAAGGCGACCTCGATGTTTCAGGTTCAACGAGGGTGGGCAACGTAGCTACTACGGACAGGCATATACTGACTGGAAGTGTATGGATTGACGCTAGCCGTCAATCGTTTCATATAAATTGTGAGACTAGAGATGATGTGGTGCAAATCTTCGATGATGACATTGATATTAGTGGATCCGTAATAGTCCGCATTCCCAGTATTAGTGATTCATTTCGCATCAATAATGCCACCTCCGATTTCACTTATTTGGGGGTTCACTCTCGCACAGTGAGTGTCATGACCGAAGTACCTAATGGGCTCGCTTCGCTGAATATTGGAAATCTTTTATCGCTTGATACCACAATTCAATTTCTTGATAATGAAACGGGATCCTGTATTATGGGACTGGATACCACCAACTCCAATGCCTTTACCTTTAATAACGGTACCGCTGTCACCGATACGGATTATGTTTATAGTATTGCTACGGATGATACGATGACAGTTAGGGGTCCTCTCATCTTAAGCGGGACAACACTGGTAGAGAACGACATGACCCTAACAGGATCGGGGAGGTTAATGTTGGGACCACCGCCCGTTTCCGAGGACGAAACCACCGTAGACGCATCCACAGATAATTTTATAATTCTGACGAATACAACACGCGGTGGCGATTGGAATGTGAGTGGCATTTCGGGAGGATCAGAAGGGCAAATACTTGTTCTATCTTACTTCGAAACAGCCCCATCTGGTGACGTACCTACCATTCGGAACGATGCCATTGTTCTTCCTGGAGTAGGAAAGATCTTTTTGGCAGGAGGAACGCATTATGTGATGGCAAACACCGGCAACCTCACTCTCATCTACTATGATGGGGCGTGGTATGAGACAGCGCGGATGGAACCATAAGGTGGTAAAATTAAACTATACGCCAATAAGCCGCGAAAATTTTCGCACCCATAAAGTGACGGTGGAAGATCTCACCGAGGAAGAAGGCAAAGGGAAGGGTAAGTGTCTGGTCCTTACTGTACCCGATGCTCGCGGCAAAACAGTGCGCGCCCGAATGATGTATGAGCACGAACACGATCAGATAAGGAAAGAGGTGCAAGATCTCTGTGAGTGCTATATGCCCACAAAAGTTCTGGAAGTGGGATTTGGATTTGGTTACACCGCCACACAATTCCAAGAATGCGGGATAGAGAAGCATGTAATTGTCGAAGCTCATCCCCAAATTGCCGACGATGCAAGAAAGTGGAGAGCGCAATATCCGGATAAGGATATTGAAATTGTAGAAGAGTTTTTTCAAGATTATATATATGAGGAAGAGGATTATGATTTAATCTATGACGATAGGTATGAATTAATCACTAGGGATCAAAATTATATGTCTAATTTACGGCGACAGGGGTTCATTCGACGAGATGATACGGTAGCGGGCCCTACTTTCCCATGTTGGAAAGTTATAGTAGATAGAGGTAAGAAGGAATAAACTTAGAGTTTAGACTTTTTAATAACTATTTACTGGGAGATAGATCTTTGTATATGAGGAGACGTGTATGTCATCGAACACTATGTTAAAACAAGCAATCATCGACGCAAATGCTTTGCGAGATGTGGCGCTTAAGAATGCTGAAGCAATTGTTGTGGAAAAATATTCCAATCAAATTAAAGAAGCAGTTGATTTAATGCTGGAACAAGAAGAGGAAGAAGATCTGGGCATGGAAACGGGACTCGAAGATCCTATGGGGATGCCCCCCGCAGAGGGTGGACTTCCTTCTTCTCGTGCTGCAATGGCACCAGAAGATGAATTAGTTTCCGCTATTGATGATCAGGTGACTTTAGGTGCTGTTGACGGGGATCGGTTATGCCCATGTCCAGAGGACAAGGAAATTCTGGATTTTGATATGAATGATCTTCAGGCGGCAATGCTCGCTATAGATCGGGCCGAAGAAGAATCTACTGGATTTGATGCTGCCGCTGAGCCTCCAATGCCACAACCTACTCCCGGCGAAATGTTGCCTTCCGAAGAAGGAGAAGAAGAACTTCCATTTGCTATTGCTGAAGGTGTAGATGAAAATATTATGTTAGAATTGGATGATTTGCTTGGTGAAGACCTCATCGGCAACGCACCAACGGTAACGGCTGATGAAGGGGCGTCGACCGCAGGTGAAGGCGATGCCGCTTTTGGTGGAAATGTCAATGCCGGCGATTCTGCCATCGCTGAAGATGAAGATGTCGGCGTAGCTGGTGGAGAGAACCCAAGCGAGATCGTGCAAGAACTCGCAGAGTCTCTACAAAAGAAAAATAAGAAGGTATTGAAAGAAAATACCAAACTTGCAAAAACGAATTCAAAAATGCTTACTGAACAAAAGCAACTTTTAAAAGAACAACAACAACTTTTAAAGGAAAATAAAGAGATAAAAAATCTCTTAAGAAAACTTTCTGGCACATTGGGAGAAGTTAATCTCTCTAATGCCAAACTAATTTACACGAATCGGGTTCTTAGCAATGGTGCCTCCTTGAATGAGCGACAAAAACAACGTATTGTCGAAGCTATCAATAGTGCCGATTCAGTCGAAGCAGCGAAGTCTACCTTTGAGACACTTCAAAGCGCAGTGGGTTCATCTCTCAAGTCGGGAAATAAATCACAATCACTGGGCGAAGCGATCAACAGAGGTAATGCTACAACACTGAGACAAAAACAAAAACAAACAAGGCAAGATCCTCATCTCGAAAGGATGAAGAAACTTGCCGGCATTTAATTCATTTAAGGAGGAAAAAAACAATGTCTGTTTTAGAAAAATTAACTGAGGGTATCGTTAGTCGTGACCTCAGTAAGGACGGTCATGCTCTCATTGACAAATGGGAAAAGACTGGCCTTTTAGAAGGATTGGAGGACGATACCAAACGTAATTGTATGGCCGTTCTTCTCGAAAATCAAGCAAAAGAACTATTGCGTGAATCTGCATCTAGTATGGCAGGTGGCGTCGGAGGCGGAGACGTTCAAGGTTTTGCTGCTGTAGCATTTCCGATTGTTCGGCGTGTATTCGCTGGATTGATCGCTAATGACTTGGTGTCGGTCCAACCGATGAGCCTACCTAGTGGACTCATCTTCTTCTTGGACTTCACTTTTGGTGGTACTGATAACAATCAAGACCCACGTTTGGCCGAAGCAGTTGGCACTTCCGTTTATGGCGGTGGAGTGACTGGTTCACAGCTCATTGGTGGTGTTTCATTGACAGGTGCAGAAGCGGAATTGTCGTTTTACAACCTGAACAATGGGTACTCGTCTCCGACGGGTTCAGATACTCATGCACCAGTGGCCGTTACACAAGGTTCAATTGGTGGACCAACGGTTGCCGATTTGGATTGCGCAAAGATTTGTCGCTTCGATCCGGATATTGCTTCAGGAACTAATGTTGCTATAGCAAGTCTTGATCTGGCTGATCTGGGACAATTCAACCGTGATGATTTGGTCACTATAGTTCTTGCGCGAACGACTGCCAACGATGGTTTGTCGGCTGGTCGCCAAGCACGTCGCCTGACTCAGTTAAGCGGCACCACAGATGGCACCGCGCCTACACAGGTTTTGGTGGTAAATGTTGCCACTGGATCCATTACGGGTGGAGCTTCTGGAACGGGAAGTCAAGAGACGCCTGCACACCTGCAAAATTCGCTTACTAGTGATGTAGCGCTTATTACGTTTGCAGAAACCGATAACTTTGTTGCCGGACCGAACTCATTGGGTTCGATTGAAGGTGCGATTGAATGGGGATTGGAAAATAATGCCAATATTCCTGAGATCAACATCAAAGTTGACAGTACAGCTGTGACGGCAGTCACCAAAAAGTTGAAAGCAAAATGGACCCCTGAATTGGGACAAGATTTGAACGCTTATCACAACCTCGATGCCGAAGTTGAATTGACAAGTATTCTGTCTGAACAGATTGCTCTCGAAATCGACCAAGAAATCTTGGAAGATTTGGTGAAAGGCGCCAAAGCAGGTACCTATTATTGGAGTCGTCGTCCTGGTAGATTCTTGGTTCGTGATACAGGAGCTGCTATCAGCACCTTAGCGAACGAGGGCATACTCGGTGGTGACTTTACTGGTAACGTGTCGGAATGGTACGAGACTCTTCTCGAAACCGTGAACGACGTGTCGGCTCAGATTCATCGTAAGACACTTCGAGGCGGAGCAAACTTTTTGGTTTGCGGTCCTGAAGTATCTAACATTCTTGAGTTCACGAGTGGATTCAAGGCTCGCGTGACTCACGATGATGACAAGGGCAATGCTGGTGCTGTCAATGTGGGTAACATTTCTAAGAAATGGGATGTCTATGTAGACCCTTATTTCCCACGAAATGTAGTCTTGGTAGGACGTAAAGGATCTTCTTTCCTAGAAAGCGGATATGTTTATGCTCCATACGTGCCATTGCAAACCACACCCACTATCTTTGGTATTGAAGACTTCGTGCCCCGCAAGGGTGTCATGACGCGATATGCCAAGAAGATGGTGCGTCCGGATATGTACGGGTTAGTGATTGTAGAAGATTTGCTAGGTTAATCCTTCGAGTCTAATATTTAACTAAAAGAAAAGAGTCTTCATATTTGCTTATGAAGGCTCTTTCTTTTTTTGAAAAACTAATTACTATGCATATTGTATAATCGGGAGGAAATAATGTGGCGGTTCCTGTTCTATCACCCATTTCAAATTCGAGTTTAGTTGTTTTACCGGCCACTGGTACCAAGGGGGATGTGACCGGATCACTTCCTTTTGCGGTGTATACTGGTGCTGACTTTATTTCGGGCGCCGTAGATCAAGTTGCCTATGTTTACCGTAAGCTGGGCGGTGAAGTTCTCGACATTGAAATAACTGCGAATCAAGTGTATGCCGCCTATGAAGAGTCGGTACTTGAATATTCTTATATTGTCAATATTCACCAGTCAAAAAATGCCCTCTCAGATATGTTGGGCAACCCTACTGGATCTTTTGACAGTGATGGAGAGATGCAGGCCGGGGCCCTTCAAACCGCTCTTAGCGGGACAGGTGCCGAATTACGATATCCTAAGTTTAATTTCGCTTATGGCAAGAGGGCAAGCGCGGGACTCTCCCAGAAAGCCGGGGTGGGGGGAGATATTCCTTTTTATACGGCCTCTCTACTCACTACCGACGGACAGCAAGATTATGACATGCAAGCAGCCGTCTCCGCAAGCACCAATACTGATTTTACTTTTGATAAAGATAGAAAAGTTCAAATCACTAGGGTATGGTATAAATCACCCCGTGTGATGTGGAGATTTTATGGATACTACGGGGGGATCAATGCCGTAGGTAATTTAAATACTTATGGTCAGTATGCTGACGATAGTACGTGGCAAGTAGTACCTGTGTGGCAGAACAAGCTTCAAGCAATGGCGTATGAAGATGCTCTATATACTCGGATCTCGCATTATTCATTTGAGATAAGAGATAATAAAATAAGACTCTATCCTGTGCCTTCGGGCATTGAGATGCGGCGCCTATGGTTTGAATTTACAGTTGATGAGAACCCCCTCATTGATGATCCGAAGAAGAAGACAGGAACTACAGGTATTAATAACATGAATACCGCTCCGTTTGCTAATATACCTTACAATAATATTAACTCTATTGGCAAGCAGTGGATTAGAAGATTTGCTCTTTCAGTCTGCAAGGAGATGTTGGGGCTTGTGCGTAGTAAGTTTGCTACAATTCCTATTCCAGGCGCCGACACTACATTGGATGGCCCCGCCCTTATTACTAGTGCGAAGGAAGAGCAAGGTGCTTTGCGAGAAGAGTTGCAGACAGTCCTTGATGAACTCACGTATGCTAAGTTGGTGGAGCAAGATTCAGCAATTGCGGAAAGCACTGAAACATTGTTGTCCAAGATTCCTCTTGCTATTTATCCAGGATAGGGGGAAAGTGTAGATGGCCGACAAAAGTATAACATGGACTCAGCCAGAGAATCCCCCACCCCCTCTCTTTATGGGAGGAAAAGAGCGCGATTTTGTCAAGCAGGTTAATGATGAATTAATCGAACGTGTGATAGGACAGACTATTTTGTACTATCCTGTGAGCCTAGAGCACACTAATTTTCATCCTCTTTACGGAGAAGCAATTCATAAGAGTTTTTTGTCACCGGTTAAGGTTAACGCTCTTATTAGTTGGGAGGGTCAAGAAACAACTACTAATAATTATGGAATTGATAGGCGTTCTAAACTAACTATCCACTTTCATCGGCGCCGTCTCACGCAAGATCAAGATTTGCAAGTTCAAGAAGGCGATTTTATTTTGTATGGGAGATTGTTTTATGAGATCGTGTCTCTTAATGAACCCCAACCTCTCTTTGGGCAGATCAATCATCAAATGGAAATAGCGGCCACTTGCATTCGCGCCCGAGATGGTGTGTTTGAAGGCGCCGCATTACCTAAAGTTTCCATTCCTAAGTATGAGCTGGCACAAGAGCGTGTTCAAAACGTGTGCGTTCTCACCATTCCCGACGATTGTAAAATTTGTGTACCTAAGTTGTCGGGGGCGGATATTAATTCCCTCGATTACAGAACTTTGGAGGAGTTTGTGGCCGACTCAACTAAATATATTGGGTACCAGTTTTATTTAACGGCAGCAGGTCCATCCCCCGTTGGTCCTTTCACCATTTCTAACAAGTGGTATTTTAATGAGAACGGGATTTGGTATGTGAGTCCCTTTTATAATACGGCGTAAGGATAAGAAGATATGGCAGATAAAGAGACTATAATTAATTTACAACCATCAAATTTAGAGAATATTGATGCAGCCATTTTCAATTGGGTGAATGAAAAGTTAAACATTTTTGCTACTTCGAATAGGGGGTGGGAAAAGGCGCCCGTTATTTGGGTGTCTGCGGAAAGAGCATTCCAATCAAAGCGCGACAAAGGACTCAGAGATGCTGAAGGGGCTTTAATTCTTCCTCTGATTAGCGTGGAGAGAACGAGTGTGGCAAAAGACTTGGCGTTCAAAGGATCACTTCAGGCGAATATTTTTCCTCGCAATGATTATAAGGGAGGATCTATTCCTCTGGATCGTGTCATTAATCAGGTGAAAACCAAGAATTTTCAAAATGAATACGCCAAAAGAGAGTATGGACAGTTAAATTTTAAAGTTAAACCCATCAATAAGCAAGTAGTATACACTTATCGCTCGATTCCTATGCCTGTCTATGTGACTGTGATGTATAAGATAATGTTAAGAGCGGAATATCAGCAGCAAATAAATGAATTATCCCAACCTTTCATGGTGGCTACGGGAGGCATCAATGCTTTTATACTGAGAGAGCGGGGCCACCGCTACGAAGGTTTTATGCAACCCTCGTATGAGCAGGAGAATAGTGTGGGAGATATGGGCGACGAAGAACGCATGTATCAAACCGGCATCGAGATTAAAGTTTTGGGGTATCTTATTGGAGGAGAGGGCAATCAAAAAACCCCTCAAATTGTGGAAAGAGAAAATGCGGTTAAAGTAAAACTTCCTCGTGAGCGCGTGATTTTAGGAGAAACGCCCCCATGGCTTAACGGAAAGTATAATGCATTGTAATTTTCAGTGGAGAATAAAACAGCATTTGATATTTTTTAAAACTATTTACAAGAAGATAAAAGCAACTTTTAGATTAAGATTTTATAAGATGTCGATAAGGAGAGCAGCCCACCATGTCAGTTGATAAATATAAGTTTGTATCCCCTGGAGTATTTGTTTCAGAGATAGATAATTCACAGTTACCCGCCCTCCCACGAGGAGTTGGTCCTGTAATCATAGGACGATCACTTAAAGGGCCATCTATGCGCCCCGTACAAGTGAACTCTTTTTCCGATTTCGTTGAAACTTTTGGTAATCCCATTTTTGGTGGTGGCGATGCCGATGTATGGCGAGCAGGACCAAATGTTTCTGCACCAGGATATGGAACATATGCTGCTCAAGCATATTTGCGCAATGAAAGTCCCCTAGTCTTTGTGAGATTGGCGGGAATTCAAGATGTAAATGCTACGACCAAGGATGGAAAAGCTGGATGGGAAGCTTCTGGCGATGATGAAAATGCCAGCGCGATGACCGGTACCGGTTACGGTGGTGGTGCATTTGGTTTGTTTATCTCATCCAATGCAGGCGACGTTACTTCTAGTGCGACGGCTATCATTGGCAATATTATGACAGGTTCTACCTCTGGAAGTTATCCTCACTTTGAGTTGACTGCTTCAACTGGTACGAGCTACGCGTTCTGGCCAACAGGATCGGTTCTTGCCTCGCCCACTAGCGAGTATCCTGGGCACGTGGGGGCTACCGACTTTGAATATGATGCCTCCGGTGCACCCAACGAGGTCGCCTTTAACATAGCATCTATTATTAATGCGTCCGCTTCATCCGACTTGTTTTCAGCGTCTGCTGAATCTACGTGGGTTGTCATTACTAGTATGGAGGAAACTCCACTGGGCGAAAGCGCTGTCTTGTCGTCCTCTCTTAGCGCCAGCGACAATGATCCAGCCAATTTCACCGTAGGCGGATTCTTCACCCCCGCAGATGCCATTTTGGATTTCAGCGGATCGGGGTTTCAATATCACTCCTATACGGGATCGCTGGCAGCAATTTTCTATGCGCGCACAGGGTCGATTGGATTGAGTGGTACTTTGGCTGATGGGGCAACCACGGCTACGGGTACATGCGGGATTTTTAAATCCTCTGTTTATAATCAATTCACTGCTCAAATTAAAGATGGAGATGGTAATGAACTAGAAAAAGTAGTTTTTAATTTTGATGAGAATAGTAAACTTTTCATTAGAAATGTCTTTAATACTAATCCCACGTTTATGAATGATGATCCGAATGTGAATGATACGGCCTTGGTTACTACTAAGACTTATTTTCTTGGAGAATCATTTGAGCGCAATATTACACAACTGTCGCCTAAGACTGGAGACGGTGATTTTGATGGCAGCTTCGCAGTCGTTCTTGGGTTAGCTTCACAGAGCGTTCATCAGCACATTCAGCATACAGAACTTAAAGATGCTATGACTGGGTGGTATTTCGCCCAAGATCTCACCGCACCATCACCTTCTTATAGTCCTCTTAACATGGATAAACTTTTTAGATTCGTGGGTATTGGCGGAGGAGAGTGGCAACAGAATAATTTGAAAATTTCGATTAGCGACATTACTCCTTCCAACAATGAAGCCAATCCTTTTGGATACTTTACCGTGACTCTCAGAATGTTAGGAGATAGCGATGCGACTCCGCAAGTCGTAGAGACTTATAGCAATGTTGATTTAAATCCCAACTCCCCTAACTTTATTGGGCGGCGGATTGGAGATTCCTATACAACGTGGGATAATTCGAGCAAGAGATATATAACTTATGGCAAATATGTAAACCAATCTCGGTATGTGCGTGTAGAATATTTTGGAAGCGTCGAAAATGATGGTCCTTTGGACTCCAAACAATTACCTTTTGGGGTGTATGGTCCTACGCGATGGAAGGGATTTAGTGTATTGAGTGGAGCCACAGATGTAAAGCCATTCGGTTCTAATGATCCCGCCGCAGCAGAGTTCCTTCATGCTTATGTGTTGGGGGGATCTGACGTTCCTGACTCCATGGCTAAATCTCACGGCGACTTTATAAGCGTAGGCGATAGCGTCTTTACGGAACTGACAGGAGCATTTAATTTTCCTTCGGTCCCAACGCGAGGCGCCTCTAACGAAGGCACTATTGTTAATCAAAAAGATGCTTACTTTGGCGCCACGGCAAACATGGCCGACAGCAATCGTTTAGCACCTAGTGTTAAAGACATGTTGCGCCGCAAGCCTGATGATACTGGTGTGTTCACCACTATTCCAGACGCCCTAGAATATTCGTGGGTATTTTCCTTAGATGATATTATTGTGGGATCGGGCGGTGCACTTGGCCAATGGGTGAGCGGATCGAGAGCAACTGGAGATTCCATTACAGCATCGGGATCTTATAAAGATGTCTTAGATGCCGGATTCAAGCAGTTTACCGACGTGATGAGCGAAGGGTTTGAAGGTTTGAACATCATGGAGAAAGAACCTTTCCGGAATAGTTTGTTGCCTGCTGGCACAACCGCTCAGAGTAGCTACACATATGCTTCACTCGACCGCGCCATTGATACGGTGGCAGATGCCGAAGTGGTTGAGGCTAATATGATGTCTATTCCTGGACTTACTACACCAGCACTTACTACTAAATTGTTGGATGTATGTCAAGCACGTGCGGATGCACTCGCGGTGATTGATCTTCCAGGAGGATATATTCCTCCCACTGATGAAGCAGATAAATCTGCCTCAGCCCGACGTGGAACGGTAGATGATACCATCGGTCAATTGAATAATAGAAACCTCAACAATAGTTACGGGTGTGCCTACTATCCTTGGGTTCAAGTTACTGATACGGTCACAACCGGCGGATCCTTGTGGGTACCACCTAGTGTTGTAGTGTTGGGAACCTTCGCGAGTAGCCAATCAACAAGTGAATTGTGGTTTGCGCCTGCTGGATTTACGCGGGGCGGATTGACAGAGGGCAGTGCTGGACTTCCCGTGACGAATGTACGCGCTAGATTAAACTCACAAGAAAGAGACGATCTGTACAGCGCCAACATTAATCCTATTGCTCAATTTCCTGCTGAAGGGATTGTGATTTTTGGACAGAAGACTCTTCAAGTCACACAGTCAGCACTGGATCGAATTAATGTACGAAGATTGATGATTTATGTGAAGCGTGAAATCTCACGGATTGCAGCAACACTGTTGTTCGATCAGAATGTCACGGCCACATGGAACAGATTCTTGGGACAGGTTAATCCTTTCCTTGGCAGTATCCAAACACGATTGGGGCTCACGGACTACAAAGTAGTGTTAGATGATAGCACCACAACGCCTGATTTGGTAGATAGAAATATTTTGTATGCAAAGATTTTCTTGAAACCAGCACGCGCTATCGAGTTTATTGCTCTTGATTTTATTATTACAAGGTCTGGTGCAAGTTTTGAGGATTAAATTTAAAAGTATTTACTATTTATAGTAGAGTGGAATGAACAGGAGATTTTAAAAGATGCCATTTTGGAAAGACGCACAAGTAGCAGATCCTAAAAGATCGTTTAGGTGGATTCTTAATTTGGGAGTGAAGGGACTGTCACAGAACATCACTTACATCTGTAAGAAAGTTAGCCGCCCTTCCATGGAGATTGGAGAAGCGGAACACAAGTTTCTTAATCATACCTTCTATTATCCTGGCAGTGTAACTTATGAAAAGTGTGAGGTAACTCTAGTTGATCCCGCTAATCCTCATTCTACACAACAATTGTACAATCTTATTCAGGATTCGGGGTATCAGTTACCTGAATTCATGAACGACAATGTGAATGCTGATGTCCAAACCAATGCAGGAACGGGCATGGCATCTACTATCAGTAAAAGACTGGGTACCACTGCGATGAATAATGCTGTTATCTCCATGTTGGACGGGGATGGTAACACAATCGAGCGTATCACCCTTCGAAATCCATGGATTTCGTCGGTTGATTTTGGTGGTGAGTTAGACTATGAAACTGAAGATCTGATGGAAATTACCATGAGCATTAGATATGATTGGTTTGAAATAGAAACCATTAATCAGGCTATTTAAAGGTCCGCGATAAGCACTAAAGAGAGGTTTAAATGACAAGAAGAAGTAACGAGGAACGCCTCGGTGGTCTTCCTTCCGTGGGAGCGAAGGAAGCCGCAGATATTCCCCCTATGGTCGTAGATAATTCAGTACCCACTGAGTTAGCCTACGTTGTGCCAACTGAATTAGTAGAACTCCCTTCCGGAGGGAAACTTTATCCAGAAGGCCATGCTTTACATGGGGTGGAAGACATTGAAATTAAGGAAATGACTGCTAAGGAAGAAGATATTCTTACCACTGAGTCTTTTATTAGGAAAGGGACTATTTTTGACCGCCTAATTAAGAGCATCGTAGTAGACAAATCTATTAAAGTAGACGACCTGCTGATTGGAGATAGGAATGCTATTCTGATCACAGCGCGCATGAGTGGGTATGGACCCATATATGAAACAGAAGTAACGTGTCCCGATTGTGGTGCCGAAGACAAAAACTATGGGTTTGATTTAAGGGAATGTCCTTTCAGACCTCCGGTTGATTTGGAAACCGAAGAGGATACAGAGTTAAGAGAATTCGTCTCTAAAGGATTGGGGAGTACATATTTTGTTACACTGCCCAAATCAAAGATGGCGGTTGAAATTAAGCTTCTTACAGGAAAAGATGAGAGGGCTATTACTCAAGCGCAAGCAATGCGCAAGAAAAATAAGCTCCCTGAAAACGCCTTGACAGAACATTTCAAGCGTATAATCCTGTCCGTTAATGGTGTAACTGACAGGATAGAAATCGACAGATTTATAGGATTGATGCCTGCGTTGGATTCGCAATTTCTCCGAAAAACATTTCGGAAACTGACGCCCAACGTGAGCATGACGCAAGAGTTCGTTTGCGACCAGTGTGATTACGAGCAGGACCTGGAGGTTCCTATGACCCCTCGGTTTTTTTGGCCTGACGCCTAAATACATGGAAAATGTATACGAGCAGTTCTTCGCCCTGAAATATTATGGCGGATGGAGCTTGTTCGAATCATACAATCTTCCCATTCCACTGCGCCGATGGTTCCTAGAGAGGTTGACTAAGCAGATGGAAATGGAATCGGAGAGTTTAAAGAAAAAATAAAAGAGCATTATACGTGCTCTTTTATTTTTATATAATCACTATTTATATAGTGTGGAGGAGTTACGAGTGAATCAAAATGATAAAGACTTAGCCCCCATGGTGCTTGACTTTTCAAAGGCACGAGATGCGGATGGAAAGCTAGACGAGGGGTGGATGCTAATGTTTGGAGGGCTTCTGAAGTGGTTAATGCCTTCTCTTTTTAAGGGATCTTTATTGCCCCTTAAACTTAAAGGCACTTCCACAGAAATACAGAGTTTTGCTGATGTTTTGTCGAGGGAAAAAAACTATCTGGAGTCATGGAAAGATAACGGATTAGATAACCCTACGACCTACCAGAGTAAGGGTCGTTTGGATAGATCAGTATCGAGATTCGAAAGAATGACAGGGTTAAGATGGCCCTTTTCGCGTTAAGCGGGGGATGAGTTAGTGGCAAATGGCGATAACAGAGACGGGCCCCCGAAAGTAAGGTGGAGATTCGAGCGCCGCTCAAAAGCACTTGAAGAGGAGCGGAAGCGACGACAACCGGCGCGCCGCAGACGGAAGCAAGCCCGGCTGCTGGGTACCAGTCCAGAAGAAAAACTAGCNGATAAAGGTGAAGATCTTAAAGATGTAGAAATTGCAAAACAACTTTGGCAACTGGAGAAAGATCGCCTGCTGACCATTCAGGAACGCGCCCGCGCAACTATTGCCGCGGCCAAGGCCGCTGATGATCGAAAACAGCTTGAAGTCGGCGCCCTGGAGGAAATTATAAAGAAGCAGAATAAGCTCATTGCCGCCGAGCAAGCGGGGGTTGATGAGGCAACAAAGAAAGTCAACACGCTAGAAGAGGAATCTCAAAAGATCCAGAAAGTGATCAGACATCAGGTGCACTATAACAAACAACTTGAAGTATCCAATGAGATGGTAGATAGTATTGGGACAAAACTTGGACTTCAAAAGAGCCAAATTGGAGAGACGATTAAGAAAACAAGAAAAATGCACAGAAGTTTTGTAAGGGTGCACGGATCAGCAGTAGCTACCGGAATGATGTTAAAGACTTTTACTAAGAGCATCATGACTGCACTTCATCCTCTGAATGTTTTAGAAAGTATTATGACCAAAATCTGGTATGAGACTTGGGAAATATTTGTGAGATCTTCAAAGGCAATTTCTCAAATGAATGGTGCCATAGGAGATACTTCCACTCTGTCAAAGGCAGCGGGCAGAGCAGTGAGATTTTCAATGGGAGTGGAAATTGAAGAGGCCACACAGGCAGCGGCCGGACTGGCATCAACGCTCACTTCACTCACTTCTATGTCGCAAGCAACTCAAACAGGATTAATTGGTGTGGCCGCCGAACTTGAAAGAGTGGGTGTAGGCGCCGGCGACACTGGACAGGGCATGAACTTTCTCACCCGCTCAATGGGAATGGCCACCGGCAAAGCACAGAAGCAGTGGAAAATGATGGCGGTTCAAGCGCAAGCGTTTGGTAAGGTTCCTGGACAGTTTTCTAGTGAATTTCTAGCTGCCACTAAAGTTCTTACTGCTCACGGGCCCAAGATGATGGAAGTCTTTTTGGACTTAGAATCAGTTGCCATGGCAAGTGGAATTGCAGTAGATAAATTGTTGAGCATAGCAGGGAAGTTTGATACATTCGACAGTGCTGCCACAGCGGTTGGTAATTTAAATGCATTGTTGGGCGGCGATTATATGAACACTCTAGAAATGATGAACATGACAGAGGGTGAAAGAGTTAAAGCACTTAAGGCTTCTCTAGAAATGGCAGGCAAGAACTTTGATCAAATGGAGAGATTTGAGCGNAAAGCAATTGCCGAATCATTAGCTATGGATGAGGCAGAGTTGGCCGCAATGATGAACATGTCCGGACGTGAAGCGCGCAAGGCAGCGAGAGATGCAAAAAGAAAAGAAAAAGATCAGAAAGCTTATAACAAGATGATCAAACAAACAGTTGATATCATGAAATCTTTACGCATGTTGTATACATCTATCTTTGCAAAGACCGGACTGGCAAAGGCGTTTGGACGTGCCTTCAAACAAATATTTAAGTTTTTTGATCCGAAAGAAAAGACCGGAAAAGCGGTGAAGCAATTAACAGACTCTCTAGGCGACTTTATGGTGCTGGTTGTAGACCTAGCATTGAACTGGTTCAAAGACTTAATCGGGGACGGCGAAGGATTTGCGAACACTATAACAAAAATTACGGGTGTCATAGAGGGATTGCAAGATGCTATGACAGAAAAGGATCCCAAATTATTTGCGAAGAGATTAACAGAAGGCATTGAGATGTTGCAAAAAGATCTGCTAAAATTTCTAACTGGACCAAAGATGCAGCCCATTAGAGATGCGTTTACAATGTTAATAGCGGAACCAATGGGTGAAGCGGTTGAAAGCATGATGGAGGGTATGTTTCAGAAATTTGGAAAAAATCTTCAAAACTCTAAGCATTATTCAGCGAGATTTCTGGGAGATATTTTGGCGGATATGGGTACGCCTGGAGATAAAAAGAAGAAGCGCACCAGCGGTGGCGCCAGCGTTGAAAAGCAGTGGCCCAAACTTTTCAAAGAGATGAAAACATTTCAATCCCATGGCGGCACAAAAAATGCATTTATGAACAGCACATCGATGAGAAACGCCAGCGCAAAGGCCAGACAAGCGTTCGAAGACGAATGGCAAATTAATTCTGACTCGGGAGTTACTGCGGCATGGGGAAAACATCTTGAAGGTGGTTATAAGAATAATTTTCACCCCAATGTTATGGCACAGACCATGCAGAACTTAACCAACTCTACCTTAGCGTGGGGAGAGGCAGTGAAAACAGCAGCGGCCAGTGCCGCAACAGTTCAAGGCCCGGCCGCCGCAGGAGCAGCAGGTGGTGGAGGCGGCGACATCGTTTTGAAGTTAGATGGTGAAGTTCTAGCAAAATATGTAATGGGAGCAGTAGAATCGCGGGCAAATACAATTGCCAAACAAGCTTAATTAGGAGGGGATAAGATATGGCGATGGGAAGACGAGGGGGTGCAGGCGCCCCAGTTACAGGGCAGGAGGCGGATAACAGTCCGTCAAATATCGATACCAATCAGCAGGGATTTGTGGGAGGAGTAGCAGGAGAAGCCGCCCAGCAGGTAATTGACAATCCAGCGCCACCCTTAGTAAATGTTCCCGCTGAAAAAGTCACCGGGCCAACAACCTCCAATAAGATAGAGGCGCCCCAGCGTAATCCCACGGTGCCTTCTCCCTTGTTTACAAGAGGAAGTAGTGACGCTTCGATTAAGGGAAAGCCAGGATATTATAATGATCCTACAGATGCATGGGCCAATGTTAGAAATCAGTATATTGAAATCTTTCACATACCAACTAAAAAAAGTGTTTATTTTAAGTCTTTCGTGACGGAATTTAAGGACAGCTTTGATACGGACTATACTAAAGAAAAAGTTTTTGGAAGAATGGATCCGATTGCCACTTATAAAAGGACGGGCCGTACCATCTCGCTAGGGTGGGACATGCCATGTACGGGACTGCCGGAAGCGAAAGAGAACATGGCAATGATTAATTTACTTATTCAAATGCTGTACCCTATCTATGATACTCAGACTGCCAATACGTGTGGCGCTACTACAATGAGATCGGGGCCCATTTTTAAGATTAAAATGGGTAATCTTATTATCCAACCCGGAAGTACCCAAACAGCAGGCCCCGCCGAAACGCTGGGGTTGTCGGGAATTATAGAGGGATTTTCTTATGATCCTGATTTAAAGCAGGGGGTGTTTGATCCCGGATGGTCGCGTGGGGAAACCGTTGGAGGCCCGGCAAGTTATAGTGGCGAGTTGTATCCTAAACTAACGAAGGCATCTATTAAATTTACTGTTCTGCATGATACTCCTTTGGGGTGGGAAGAGAATGGATCCACTCCAAAGTTACGCCATGGCGGTGGCGAGGGCAACTATGAGAGTAGATTTCCTTATGGTGGAGATAATTCACCCCTCATCCAGCGCCGAGGCGAGCGCAAGGCGCCTTTTGTTCAGAAGCAAGACTATAGAGCCATACTGAACGTGGAAAAGGAGTTGCAGATGCGCCGCGCATCTGTAAGGTCGCAACGTCTCATGCAAACTGCCGATGAAAACCGACAGTTGTTTGGCTTGCCGGAAACTATTTTTTAGGATGGATAATATATGACCTCGCGATATGATAATAGGATGACCGCAATTAATAATGCCCCTCGCTATCGTTCTCTGCTTAAGAGAAGGGGGGTTAGGTTTGTGCGACAGTATAAGACAGCGGAGACTCACTTTCCCACTGATCAGGAGATGTCCCAGATTAAAGAGGTGGATTATATCTGGGCCATAGGGGATCGCTTCTTCAAATTGGCACATACTTATTATGGGGATGCGGCTATGTGGTGGATTATCGCATGGTATAACCAGACTCCCACCGAATCTCATGTATCAACAGGACAAGTGATTCAAATTCCTCTTCCTTTGGATGCAGTCTTGCCCATATTTATGCGAGGGTCTTAATATGTCGCGAATAAAGAGCGCAAAGGCGTACGCCACAGGCGCTGATCCAAACACCGCCACTGATGAAGAAATAAATCAACAATACACGGAACAGGCACAAGCTACTGCGGCCGACATTGCTGCAAACACCACGCCCGGATCTACCAAACCTCTTCCCCAGATTGTGGGAGAGGTGATGGATGAGGCGGGGAATTATTGGGTAGAGAAGGCCGTGGAGCAGACTGAGGGAGGGCAGCAGTTCAAGAAGGAAGATGCGAAAGCCGAAGCAGTTCGCGCCGACGTTGTACACAAGCAGACGGTCGATGGCAAGGAAGAGGCACGACGACAATTGGGGAATCAAAAGGCCGCCGCCAAAAGAGAGGCGCAGAAAAAAGCACAAGCTGCAGCTAGGCGCAAAGCAGCACGTGATGCGGCCGCAAAGAAAAAACTTCTGTGGGCGAATGGAGATCCTACACTTTTTGCAAAATTTGAGAGACAAACTGATCAAAATTATATTGCTCTTAATATGATTCCCTTTTCGGATCTCTCACAGAAACCCTCTCCTAGTTCTCTGGAAAATCTCATGTTAGTATCTCGATATGAGGGCAATTTGATCAATAAACTTACTACGAGTTCCAAGTTAGGCCCTCTCATGTGCGCCAGTCCTTATGAATTAAGTCAACTCACTCCCACTTTCCACATATATAAGAAGAAGGGTAAAAAACTAGAAGAGTTTCAATTTATGGATCACTTGAAGTGGAGTTATAAGACAGACAGTGGGGAGTCTCGTATTTTAAATAGTTCCATGGGGCAGGGAGTGGGCTTCAAGAAATTTAATTGGGAATCTACTGGCACCAATATGTTTAGCGCCCCGCGTACTTTAATTGCCACCCTTACATTACATTTTCAATCTATAAGTGAATTAGCGCGCAGTGCGCGTTTGGATGAGGGCGACGGAGGAGTGCGGTGGATAGATCTAATTGTGCCTCCGATGGGAGTGGGATCAGTTATTCCCGAAGGATGTCCGACGGGTATTCCGCCGGTAGATGAGATTTTACAAAAATCTATGACACCGGAACAACTCATGAAATACAATAATGACCCCAAAGAGCGTGAGTATATGGGTGCTGCTTTTTCCCTGATGGTAGAAGTGGGATGGAAATATGGAATCAATAGCACTTTGTCGCAAGAGTTTAGAGCAGCAGCAGATGCCTCTCTTATGCTTCTGGATTTAACCATGACCAGTCATGATTTTAAGTTTCGGGAAGATGGCACCATAGATTTGGATGTCCATTATGTTGCGCGCATGGAAGGGTTGATGGACGATTATAGTGCTAATATATTTAATTTGACAGCGGAAGGTAAAAATGAGAAGATTTTCGAAGAACTCGATGCTCTCAAGCAAGAGATTAAAACAATGGAGACAACCATAGACAGTCCTACCGGAGTGTTTGCATGTGCTGAACGGGGGAATCTTAATGCTCGCCAAACCCGACAGTTGGATAAGAAAGCACAGCAGGTGGACAAGAAGATAGAGAAGTTAGAGACAGAAGCGGCCGCCCTTACTAAACAATTAAAGCTTTCTATTTATGGGAGGTTTACAGAATATCTTCTTTCCTCGCACAATCTTTTTTTTATAGATGTTCCCAAGGCCGACTACGCACTGGGCAACACCCCCAAGCCGGAAGACGTACAGGATGCTAGGGCACATCAAAATGAAGAAGGATTCAGGAAGACTAAAAAGCAGCCAAACGGATCGTGGCTCACGCAGATGAATGCGAGCGATGATTTATCGAACCCGAGCGCAGGAGATGTGCGCAGGCTAACTAGCAGAAGTGGGGAGACGAAGGGAGAAGTACGAGCTGATAAAGTTCTGGATAAGGTGAATGCCTCATGGTCGGCTACCGCTCAATTGGACGAAGATGTTTATAAGAGAGTTTCCTTTTTTTATCTGGGGGATTTGATTAATTTCTATGCGGGAGTGTTGCCGGGCATCAAGGAAGTGGGTAACAAAGAAATTGAAAAGTTTGAGATAATTCTAGGAGATTTGATTTTTCTAGACTATAAAAGCATAGGTGATTTGCTGGTTAAGGGAGAGTTTAAATCTTTATCTGATCCGGACATGACAGATGCAGAAAAATCACAAATGGCGGAGAGTCGACGCACATTTTTAAACGAGAGGCGCGAACAAGTGGTATCAAATCCCGATACATATGTCATCTCGCGCAACATGGCTCATATTCCCATTTCCTTTGATGCCTATACTACATGGTTCACCGAAACGGTGGTTAACGGCGATAGCGTCCTTACCTTTAAGAGTTTTATTGAGTCGGTGACGACGAAACTCGTACTGTCAGCGCTCGAAGCCGCCGACAACGAGTATGTTAATGAGGATCTACGCCGCACTCTCAAGGAGCGTACACAAGTGAAGGCGGGCGTCGTAGCGGGCCGTAATGATTCATTAGTGCGGGGATGTTTGAACATAGAAAATCCTCAAGTGGCTGCTACGGGGGAGAGTAGCCTTCTAATTAGGCGCGCCCCTATGAGTCTTACTCCTCAATGGAAGGATGATAATGTGAATGGCGCGCCACAAGATGTGCACCCCAACAAGCAATTTTTTGTTCTATATATTAACCGCTTGCCGCACGCTTCTCAGCGTGTAGATGAGATGCAAAATGCCAAGGAGGGCATCTATCATCTGAAAATTGGAGCAAGTGCCGGACTCGTGAAGACTATAGGCTTAAAAAAAGAAGCCAATCAACGCATTAGAGATGCCAATATCATGCGCGCCTATAACGCGGGAGGATCCGGACTGGGAATTATTCAAGAACCATACAATGCCACAGTCAAACTTTTCGGTGGTGGATTTTTCCAGCCGGGACAATATGTTTATATTAATCCTACTAATATTGGTTTAGGAACGCAACACGAACGCTATTCTATTGCGCGCCAGTTGGGAGTGGGAGGGTTTTATATCATTACTAAAGTTTCTACTTCAGTGAGCGAGGGTAAGTTAGAGACTACGCTTAAATGTATCTTTCAAAACTATGGATACTTGGAGGGAACGGATTCTAATTCATCAGTGGAGCCAAAACATGAAATTTTTTCTTGGAAGTCGGTCGGATTTACACCAGATCCCGATGTGACTATAGGCTCCGTATTGCCACCGGGAGAGTGGGTTGACGGAGAATATGTTCCGTTGGGTGATGAGTTGATTACCAAGCCCCCTCGTAGTAGTAAGGGGGGTGAGTGTGGAAAGCCTCCCGAGCGACGAGTGGTACTTGACACCAGCACAGACGCAGCACCCGTGGTATCGACAGGGCAGGCCGGAAGCGGCCGACTCCTTACGGGAATGGGCGGTGACGTGGGAGTTGGTTAGCCTATGCAATTAACTTACGCCACCAATGAAAGTTCTGCGCAATCATCTTTTTTCGAGCGCGCAGCGTATGCCAACACCTATCCAGTCGGCATACGTGATTACCGCCAGCTAAGTTTTTGGTATAATAAGATGCTCTTTGGTCGCGTTGACCGTAAGGGCACCATCGTATATCCCTCTGAAGCGTATCTCAAGCAGTTGGTAAATGAGGGTGGCAAAGGTTATTTTGTTTTAAATTTTGTAGCGGATGCCTATCAGTCCTTTAGAGATGCTATGCTCACCCAAGAAAGTCAAAATCATTTTATTAATCTCGACGGAACCCCATTTGAAGATCGCTTTGCTCCTACCAAATCTTGGATTAGTGTTAACAAGAATTATACCAGTTATTTACAGAACTACTATGATAGTTTTTTCCTCCCTTTCATGTCGGATCCAACGCGCCTTGAAGACATCAGAGATTTTGATGACTTCGTTACTGAATTCACGCGTTTGATCGATCAAACCTCTCTTACCATTCCATTTACTAAGACCCAATATATTGTGAGTAAGTATGCCTCTCCCCTTACTAGTGGATTGATAGTAGAATTTGCAGACGCGGAACATGGTGATGACCCTGCCAAAATAGAGGACTTTATTAACAATATTAATTTTGAACTTTATCGAGAAATTGCTCATCGCCATGGATTTGCCGTTGATATGAATGCGCCATGGCGCCTCGTCGCGGATGTGGGATCCTATGCAATGCAACAATTCATGGGACGCTATAATATTAATCTAAATACGTTGTTCGGACAGTATTATTATAACTCTGCGATGTTTGACATCCCCAATTTAAAGGTGTACATGCAACATTTTTATAATTCTTTTGTGCGTTCCTTCCCGAAGATTCGCACCCCTATCGTTACGGTGAAAGACGGCAAGAAGATTAGCTTGACACAGGTGGAAGAACGTGCTATACTAGACCCGAAGGAATATGAACGAAGATATACCAATCTTTTTTGGATTCGTTTTTATATCTATATACGGGCAAAGGAAACCAATCGGGACTGGGATCAATATAAATTTGATCACATGGTAAAGCGCGCATCGGATTTCTTTATTTATAAGGGCGAACGCGTGGCGTTAAAGTTTATTGATAAAGAGGTTAAAGAAAAACCGCGTGGATATTTTGAGACAACAGCATCGCGACGTGGTTCGTTTAGGTTTAAAAGAAAGAGAGAGTAGTGTGAATAATGTTTTTACTGTTTTGGATTCAAAAAAAGAGTGCTTAGGATATTATTACAACGGGGAAATTAAAGAGCAGAAAACAGAAGATCAGTTCATCACATGGGACTATAAGGCAGATTTCCATGATGAGTGCATTGAGTATGTGGGGTTGTATGCTTTAGGTAAGTCGTTGACAGAAGTGTGTCCTGAACACTTAAGAGAAGAGTGGGAAAGGATGCAAGAAAGAAAGAGAGCATTTCAAAGTGCCCTGATGGTGTCCCGAGTGGATGCGGATAATGTATGTGCTTATGATGTCATTCCTGCGTGGTTTTTAAGGGAATATTCACAAGTTAAGTGCGACATTGTAGAGTGGATTTTCCATAACATGGACAAGCCTGCAACCTATGAGGCGATGGTGAATTTAGAAAAACTTTTTGGCGAGATAAGAAATAATCCNCTTGAA